GGCGGGACATATACCGGCACGCCTGCCGCCCTGATCGAGCGTCCGGATCATGTTTTAAAACATATTCTGGTCGCCCTCCTGGGCGAGAGTGCCAGCGATATCGGGGCATCGTTTGCCACGAGCGGGACGAGCTACAGCACGACGTACAAGTTCGGGTTCATTTTGCACGAGGTGGCCAGGGAGGCGGATCGGCTCCTTCAGGAGCTGGCCTTTCAATGCCGGTCAAAGTTCCTCGAGTGGAAGGGGAAATTCGAGCTGATTTACCTCGGGAGCGCGCCGGCGGCGGCAAAGACGTTTACGGAGGATGATCTCCTCGATGAGCCCGTGTTCGGCTACACACCCGAGATCGATATCCGCAACCGGATCTATGCCAAGCATAGCCGGGATTACCGCAAGAGCGGCGCCGATGCCTATGACGGCGTTGCGAGTACGTCCGATGCGACGAGCATTTCGAACAACGGCGAGCGCATGGCGGAGATCGAACTCTCCGCCTGCCGGGACGGGGCGATGGCGGCGGACTGGGTCGCCTGGTACCTGCTCCAGGTCAAAAACGAGTGGCGGACGATCGAGGCTATGGTCCCCTGGATAGGCAAGGCCCTGGATGCCGGCGATACGTTCTCGCTCACGTGGGATTTTTTCAACGCCGTCGCGTGGGACCCGGAGAACATAGAAATCGACCCGATGCACGAACGTATCCGGCTGCTCGGCCAGGAATGGCCGGCGTAACCTTTATACTCCCCCTTTTGTAAAGGGGGACAGAGGGGGATTTATTGTGCGAGGTGTACCCAAAAAACTGGCAACGCGGCAGGACCTGTTCAACGTCTGTGCGGATCTGCATCATGCACGGGCTGCAATTTTTTTAAAGGGCCTGCCGCCAGAAGAGCTCGACCGGCTCGGGGTGAAGGGTTCGGACCTGAAACGCATTCGGGCCGATCTCTCCGCCCGGAAAAGGGCCGAGGATGCTGCGGACAAAGAAAAGGTCCGGATTGAACGGGAGATCGCAGAAACGGCTTTGCGCATCGAGGAGGTTAAAGCCGGCCTCGAGGCCGAGCGGGCGGCGCTAAAGGATGCTCAGGCGGCAGCATCGAAAATAAATGCCCTGGAGGCCGAATTCGCGGCCCTGCAGCGGGATTATGAGGCGGTGAGGATCTCAAGCCCGGCCAGGCCGGTCTTGATAGTCGGGGCCGAGATTGATGAGCAGACGTCCCTGTCTAAGCGCGGCAGGGCCGCAGGAGAGATCCTGCCGGATAAAAGGCGGGAAAGTAACGCCCTGCAGGCGGAGTTGGCAGAGGTCCAGGCCCTCCTCGGTTTGCTGGCAAAAAAGCGTCCGGTCCAGGAAATTCAGGGGAACATTGCAGCCATTACGGCGGAGATCCGGGAGCTCAGCGCTGCATGGGAGGAAGTGGATGCCTCTCGAAAAGCTATACAGGGGTTGAGTAAAGAGCTGGCTGCCTCCGTCAAAGAGATCCGACGAAAAAAAGAGGCGGGGGAGCTGAAAGCTCAACTGGACGGTAAGATGGAGGAGCTTCAGGCATGCAAGAATGCCGCAACGGACATTGAAGATCGTATCGCGGCGCTGGGCCGCATGGCCGAGGACCTGAAAAAATTAATGGAACATTTGACCTCGCTCAAAAGCGCCGGAAAAGGGGGATTAAATGGGTAATTCAATATTGTTCAACACGGCACGCTCAATCGCACTGGCGGTCAACTACGTGCTGCAGGGCCCTTACAGCGACAAGTTTTTGACCAAGGAGGGCGACGCCACCCTGCGGATCAACGCCGAGTTTTTCTGCCGGGTTGATGATACGGTTTTCTGCATTGAGAGCGACGTGGACCTGGACGGGGACGATCTTGATACCGGCAGTTTCGAGGCAAGCGAGACCTATTATGTCTATGCCTGCCATCCCCTGGACGGGACTCTGACGCCGCAATGGAGGATCAGCAAAAATGCCACATACCCGGCCGGGGGCTGGGATGGTGACGATAGTCGCCAGATCGGCGGGTTTGATACCGATGTGTCGGCACATATTGATGAGGCGACGCTATATGATTTGCGCACAGTCGATATCGACGGCGCCGCAACCTCCGATCATGATGCGACCCATGTAAAGGACGGCTCGGACGAGATCAATGGCGATCATCTCGATATCGATTTTACTCCGAGTAATTATACGCCTAGCACGGCGCCGGCGGAGGCATCCGACGTCGATCATTTGGCTGCTCATCTGGCAGGCATAGATAATGCGATCCGCGCGATGGTGTATGGCGTATCGTGGGATGAGTCGGCAGACACCTACGTCCGGACAGGCGTGCTGGCAGCCGAGGCCTGCGGGGCGAGCCCTGGGAACGCGAAGCTGCCCATCCAGCGGCAGATGAAGCGGTGCATAGTGGACGACAACGGCGACGTGGTCTACTACCTGGACCCGGACGACTCGCGCAACCAGGCCGGGGTGCAGCCGACGGTCACTGGTACAGACGACGCCGGCACGGCCAGCAAGGTGAGCGACAGTGGGGTTTTTGCCGAGGGTGCAGCGGAGTATGTGGGCAAATATGTCCATAACACGACGGATGACACGTACGCCCTGATCACGGCCAAGGACAGCGACGATGTATTGTCCATAAGCGCGGACATCATGGACATCGGCGAGGAATTTGAGATCTGCACTGCCGTGCTCGACGGGACGGACGGGCAGGTCATGGTTGAGATCCCGAGGTATTATTTCAAATATGCTTATAGCGGAACTGTTCACACCTGGGAGATCAGCAATGTATTGTTGCCTGGGTTCAGCGTCCACCCGGCGTTCGTTCGTGCCGGAGTGGAGGTGCCTCACCGCTACATGGGGGCCTACGAGGGATTCAAAGACGGCTCCAATGTGTTGAGCAGTGAAAGCGGCAGAGCTCCCGCGCATACGGCCACCCGGGCCAATTTTCGCACCTACGCAGCCGCGAGGGGAACGGGATGGTCTCAGCAGGATTTCTACCTCTCGAGCGCGATCCAGCTGCTTTATCTCATTGAGTATGCGGATTTCGACTCGCAGACCATGATCGGTGAGGGCAATACCAAATACGCCGCCTGGCCCGGATCTCCTCCTAGCACGACAGGTCTCTCGAACGGCGACGGCAACAGCACGAACAACGCCTCCACCGCAGGCGGAGCCGCCACGGATTACATGACCTATCGCGGGGTCGAGAATTTCTACGGGCACATCTGGAAATTCGTGGATGGGATCAATATTAACGATAATGTTCCGTATGCCTGCCAGGACCCGGCTGATTTTGCGGACGATACAGCGACGGCTTACACAAGTCTGGGCGTCACGCTCGTTGCAGCCAACGGCTATCAAAATACGCTGGAGCAGATCTCGGGCGGTTTTCTGCCGGCAAGCGTCGGAGCGAGCAGCTCTACCAAACTCTGCGATTATTATTATCAAGCGGCGGGCTGGCGGGTCTGCCGACTCGGCGGGAGCGCGGATTACGGGTTGGATGCGGGCGCGTTCGATTGGGTTGCGGCTGTCGATTCGGCGTATTCGCATTCGAAGGTCGGCGGGCGGCTCTGCTTTTAAAGGCGGTAAACGGCGATGTGCAACACGCATGGCGGAATTTTAAGTTTGGGGGTCGGATCAGGCTGGCAGGTCTGCCTACTCGGCGGGAACGCGAATAACAGGTTGAATGCAGGCGCGTTCTATTGGAATGCGAATAACGATTCGGCGAATTCGAATACGAATATCGGCAGGCGGCAATGCTTATAAGCGAGGTAACAAAAACGTTGTCAGGTTCGACCGGCTCCCATGCCTCTTGGCAAAACACAAAGCAAGGCCCCATCGGTGCTGGTAGGGGGAACCGAACGCTCCGGGGTGAAATAAGCAGATGAAAAGGATTGGGGATATCTATTCAGAAATGTGCTCTCTACAAAACATAGCCGAGGCCCACCGGAATGCCAGAAAAGGGAAAGGGCATTACCATGAGGTGAAGATGGTCGATGCCAATCCGGAAAACTATTTTACAAGAATCAGGGCGATGCTCGTGAATAAAACGTTCAGGACCAGCCGATACAAAGCGATGGTGAAGACCGAATCCGGGAAGCGTCGAGACATTTTGAAGTTGCCCTATTTCCCGGACCGGATAGTCCACCATTGCATTGTGCAGGTGTTGGAGCCGACGTGGAACAAGTCGCTCATCCGGGACACTTACGCCTGCATTCCAGGGCGTGGTATCCATGACGGGGTCAGGCGGATCCAGGAGACCCTTCGCGATCGCGAGGGGACGGCCTATTGTCTGAAGATGGATGTAAGAAAATTCTATCCCTCGATCGATCACGATATTCTTAAAAGCATTTTGAGGCGAAAAATCAAGGACCAGGACGTCCTGGATCTTCTCGATGAGGTTATTGACAGCTCCGAGGGAGGGATCCCGATCGGGAACTATCTGAGTCAACATTTCGGTAATTTATACCTCTCCGGATATGACCACTGGATGAAAGAGACCCAGCAATGCCGCTATTATTTCAGGTATTGCGATGATGTCGTCGTGCTCGATTCATCCAAAGAACGACTGCACGAACTCCGGCTGAGAACCCGGGAATATTGGGCCGAGCGCCTGAAGGTGAGCCTCAAGGAAAACTGGCAGGTGTTTCCGGTGGC